ACTAGTAGGAACGTGTGCCTGATCGTTAATGCCTGTGGCAAAAGTTCCAGACTGGAACATTGCGACATCACCATCAGTATCTTCATCAGCAACTGGTACTCTGAAGTTACGGGCATCTACCGTCATGCGGTTAAACATAGGAGCAATAATAAGTTGCTGTTCCATTTCAGTATAGATATTGCTTGAGAAGTTACTCAAGAACTGATCTACAGTAGTAACGGCTTTCATGCGCTGACCTAAGTTGGTATCAAACACATCACGCTTGTTGAGCATTTTAGAAAGCATAACAGCGTTAGCCATTTCTTTCTCACTAAACTGCGCTTGAGCAGTGCTACGTGAGTTTTCTTGGAATTGCATTTTAGAAGTTTGCAATGCCTTAATCTCATCTTGGTACTTAACCATTTGAGATTTGAGTTCTGCTAGTTCTTCGCTTGCAGCTTTTGCAGCAATAGCAGCTTTTTCTTGTGCGTCTGACTCTTTAATAATAGCTTCGCCAGTTTTTTCAACTAGTTGGGCAACTTGAGGCTCAGACACGGTTGCGACAGGTGCCGCCTTAGTCTCGATATTTGCCTCTTCTTTGAGGGTTTCGAGATTAATTGTATCTACGACTTGATCAGCCATGGGTTCATTCTCCTTATCAGAATTATTGTGAAGCTCTTTAGTCAGACTTTCGTTAGAATCCTTGTCTTCACCGATTTGTGTTTTGGTTTCGACTGGTGAAGAAAGTTCGTCTGCATTCACATTAAGAACATTATCACAGTCTTTTCCATTAGAGTCAATCTCTAAAAACTTAAAGATTGGGCTTTGGGCGGTTGCTAGTTTAACTACCCTAAACATTTTTTCGTTATAGTTTACTAAATCATTATGTTGAAGATTTTCAGTATCCACAGATAGTAAATTAATCATTGGAATTTCTTCGTCAGCATCTCTGACAACGAGTTCTTCTTCCTCTTCTTCTTTTACTTCCATTTCTTCTGCTTTTTCCTCAATATCAGATTCAGCTTTTACTTCAATTGACTCTTCGACTGTATCTTCAGTAACATCGGTTTTGATTTCCACCTCTAATTCAGTCTTTTCGTCAATATCTTCAATAGTGTCTTTTGCTTGAGACATTGCTTCCTCCTCTGTTGGAGATAGAGGACGTTCACTTACAATTTCCTCTGACTCCATGTTAAGAATGGGCACACCCATCATAGTAATATCGTGCGTATGTGGAGGTTCCCCCGCACTTAGCACAACACCGTTGAGGATGCGGTGTGCATGATTAGACATATGAGAGGCATAAGTAGTTACCCCATTATCGCTTGCATCTAATTCAACAGTATGATAATGACCACCAACTACACTGGTAATACCAGCAGTAACTTCGTTCATCATCTTTTGTTCATCGTGAGATACATCAGCATCTATTGATGTAACAAATTCTCTATAATCTTGTTCATTATCAAAACTTTTACGTATTGAAAATAATGAATCTTGATTACATGGTACACTTACTACAGATATTTCTAAAAGTTCTACATCTGTAATAGTCATAGAGTCATCTTCTCTATTATATTTTCCGTCTTTAACTCTAAAGCCTACTGAGAAACTTTTTAAAGCTCCATCTTTGATTAAAGTTTGTACTCCATGAAGCTTTTCAGCAGCATCGCTTACAGATCCTTCAACAAAAATACCTTTTTTATCAACTTGAATCTTATCAATACGACCAATAGGTGCATCATGTTTATGTTGATAAAGCATTACAGGATTTCTTCTAAAATTTTCTACACCTTTAGCCCATGCTTCGGCAGTGACAACGTCACCAGAACGATCTTTAGCAGTGGTATTAGCATATCCAGCAATTTTAAGAGATTTTGATCCTTTTTTTAAGGCTTTTGTTTCGAAGGAACTGTTTAGATATAATGTTTTATTCGTCATTTGTTGCTTCCTCGACTGTAGAATCCCCTTCAACGGGTCTTCCACCTTGTGTAGCGTCTGTTGCACTACCTGTTATATTTTGTGGTACTCTTATAGTATCATTATCTTCTAATTTTGGAAATTTTAATCCCTCACGAGCCTCATTTGGGGTTATGATTCCTGTATTAACCAGAGTAGAATAATAAATAGCTTGTGTTCTGTTATCTGGTTGTAGTGCCGGAACTACAAGTCTATCAGGACGAATAGTAACACCGTTATTAAAGAAGTGTGAAAATGCACTTCCAAATTGATTTAGCATAGGCAGTATAGTTTGTAAATAAAATAATTTTTGATTCGCATCTATATTTGCATTATTACCAGACTTAAGTAAAACATAAGGTACACCTAAAGCCTTAGCCATATCCATTTGTATTCTTTCTATAGAATTTTCAAAATCTAGTTTATCAAAACTTACAGCAGAAAAAGGATCAATTTTTAATCCACCATCTAAAATAGCTGGATTACGTGCACCATCAAAAATAGTATTATAAGTAGAGCGCCATGCCTCAAGCAATCTTTGCTTTACTCTTTGAGAAAGTATATTGTCTGTAGACAATACGAATCCTGGTAAAGCATTATTTTTAAAAAATTGTCGTTGAAACTTAATCATATAGTAATAAAGTTCCATTAATTTAAGCATAGACTTAAGTTTAGATGTACCTCTAAATATAGACTGATCATTTTCAGCCATTACATGTATAATTTCCTCAGGAGCAAATTGGATAGCTTCTGCTTTTCTAGTTTGTTTTCTTCCTGCAAAGAAAGAATCGTCACTTTGTTGATTAGATACTAAGTAATTATAATGATTCACAAAAGTTACAGGATCAGGGACTACTTCTACATCATTTGCTGGAAGTAGATATATATCATTACCATCATAGTAGAAAAAAGCATTACCATCTAACATAAAGTCTAAAAAAGCTCTTCTAAAGAATCTTACTCTATCTTCAAATGGATTAGGTTTTACATTAAGTAGTTTATTTACTTTTTTAGCAGGGGACTGACCTTCAATTATAAAAGGTATTTCAACACATGCATTAATTATCATCTCTACAGAACGATGTACAACTTCAATTTCTCTGTATGCTTGTTCAAAATCAACAATTGTTTCTGGAGATGCATAAGGTTCTAAAGCAGCAACAGATGGCTGTGCTGGATTTAACTTTTCAGCTATCCACTCTCTAAAACCCATTTTATCTTCTGCCATTTTTCGTCCTTTGTATATCTAACCAATTTTTAATTTTAGGCGCTAAATGATTAGAATAAGTCTGCCCGTATAATGTGTGTAGTTGTTTATGATGTTTAGAACATAGTGTAAATAAATTTTTATGACTCAAATCATCTTCACAATCTTTTGCAAAAATAACTCGCAATTCTTTAATTTTTTCAACACTATCTACTTCTTTTATGCTATTCTTATCACACCATTTACCGAACAACTCACTTACACTGTATAAATGATGTAACTCTAATTTAGTTTTGCTACCACAGATATAGCAATCTTCTCTAGTTTTATAATCTTTCTTAATATAGTCTCTTATATATTTAATAGGAAATCTTTTTAAACTGCTCAACTACCTGCCACCTCATATTATAATGTTCTGCATCTGTATTTAATCCTACATCATCTTCTGGTAAGTTTAACACTTTACCACCAACCGTGTCAAGATATTTTAAATTTAAATACTTTTTAAGTAGATAGGATATGATTATATCATCGCCTCTTTTAGGGTATCCTATTTTGTCTATGTCTTTTTTTAGTAAATCTAGTGCAGACTGTTTAACTAAGGTTATAGCGCCTACTATGAAATCTACTTTAGCATCTTCATTCCAATGATCTGTTAATTGTTGATATGAATTTGCAGACTCTACACCTGATTTTCCATATACACCTACTATTGGTAGTTGTTTATTATACATTTTTTTAACTAATGAAGGGTGAGGCATAAGATCATCATCTACAATTAGTTTATAAGATTCATCATAGTCAAAACACCTAACCCATCTCTCCATGCACAACCAATTTTTTTCATTATTTATAACATCTATACCATTACCTAGATAAGGAAAAGGATCATCAGGATTGTTATTAACTACCGTTACAGGCATTAGAGTCTTATATGTAGTTGCTATATTTAATACATTTTCTTGTCTTTTATAATTTAATATTATTAATCGTATGTTAGGCATAGATAGATACACCACTCATTTTAGAGTGTGTATATATAGCATATCTAACAGAATCACTTGGGTGAGATGTCCAATCGTGTATTGGTTTAGGATTCTCAGTATTAGGATTCCATCTATAAGAACTCATTGCTGAATAAGTGTGTTTCCCTCCCATAGTATCAAAATATAAATTATCATTCTCTATTAAAGATTGTAAACAAGCTATACCATCATTTACAGACTTAATAGCATTTTCACAATATATATCATAGTCATAAGCAAAGTCAGCTTTTACTTGTTGTGCTGCAGAATCAATGTAAATAGTTTCTATATTCCATCTATCTATTTGTTCTTGTATTGCACCAGCTAATTCAGAAGTAGTAGATTCTTTAGATATATATTCGTCAAGAATATAATAAGATGTACCATCATAACCTATAACAACAAATACATTCTCATCTCTATACCCAACATCGAGTCCCGCAATAATTTCTGCGTATCTATCTTCTGCATAATCATCAACATGTTTTTTATCATCTAAATACTCATAAATTTGTGCTTCTGTAGTAGTCCACTCACATTCATACTCTTGTGCAAATAGTGCTCTTGTAGAAGTTCTTTTAGCTTCCATAACATCTTTTTCAGATAGTAAAGGATTAGCTCTCCAAGTGTGTATAGAAGAACCCCACTCATCATATTCATCATCTTTACCTCTCATAAAGTAATCATATAAATAATTACCTTTACCTCTAGGAGTAGAAATCCATAAACATCTAGAATCTTTAAAAGTAGATAACGCAGGACGTAAATCACGAGTAAAATATTCATCATGAGGTATAATTGCAGCCTCATCTACAATTAGTAGATTAGCAGCACGACCAACTAACGAATCTCTATTATTAGCAGATAGTAGTCTAAATATAGAACCATTTATAAGTTTAACTACTTTATCTTTTTGATTAAATTTATCTACTTCAAGTTCCATATTTTTAATTAAATCAGTAACATAGTCCCAAATAATAGAAGATAGTGAAAAATTAGGAGCGACCACCATAACTTGTTGACCAGGTTCTAGTAGTTTAGCAAATGCAATTATAGCAGCAGAGTAAGACTTACCAGTACGACGAGCAGCTACATGTACAAAAAATCTATTTTCTTCTAAACCTTGTAGCATAGCTTTTTGAGATTCATTAAAAACTACAGACTGAGGAAGTCTGCTGCATAACTTGTCTACATTAATCTTAAAAAATTTTGTATTCATTTAGGTAACATATTATATAGTATAGAAAAAACAGTTATTAAGCCAGCCACAACACCACCAAACCATAATAAAGTATGTAAAGAAGTTTTACCTTTAATAGCAAGTTCACTTACATCATTTAGCTTTTTATGAATCACTTTTAGTTCTTTAGATATAGCATCCATGTTTTCCATAATAATCTTATGTCTTACTTCACACACTGCTTCATGCGAAGAAATATTTGCCTTATTAGTCTGAGAACGTTCGTGTAATATATCTAATTCTGCTTGCACTTGATCTAACTCTCTTATATTGTCTGCCATAATTACTCCGCATAGTATTGCCATACTTTTTACTTATAGATAAAGGGATCTTCTTGTTTTGCTTTTTTTAGTCTTTTTCTATATTCTATTTCCATCTTAATATTTTTTATTATAGTTTTTAACCAGTTCACTTCTCAAAACCTCCGTATATAAAACCACTTTTAAACTCAAATGTTTCTAGTGCTAACATAGTAGACTCATAAATACTATCGGTGCTAATACTTGTAAATGTTAACTTTGTATTAGTATCTTTAGCAACTTGTTTATATACATCTAGAGTGGTAGTTTGTTCAAAAGGGTTATTAAATTGATCTCTGAACCAGCTTTCTCTTTGTTTACTTTCCATATGCGGCGTCATTTTTTTAAACAACTTTTTTTGTTTATTCTCAGAATATCTGTTAAAAAAATCAAACATTGCTTTTCTGCTATGTGTATGGTATAACCCAATAAACGTATAATTGTTAGCCATATTAATAGTTTTACACATTAATTCATATATACTATAGTCAGGTATATGATGCAAAACTCCAATACTAACTACTACATCTGATTTCTTATCATACTCTGTTAAGTCTTGTAATTTCCAATTAATTTTGTTTGATTTTAATTTTGACTCGTTAATTGCTGTTTTGGATATATCTATTCCTGTAACAGCTATATTAGGATATTTATTTTTTACTCTACTACATAACCACCCAGTACCACAACCTAATTCCGTAAAAGATTCAGCACTATCTAAGTGCGAACAAAGAGAAGGCCAAGGGATATTAGTGTTATTATCAATACCTATATTAAAAGGCATATAATTATAAAATGACTGTACCATTTTTGAAAGCATTTTATTTATTTTGCTGTTTTATATTGTAATTTATTAGTGTTAGTCTATCTTTACTATAGTAAAACTCAGCAGTAGTAGGAATTTCCATTCTCTCATCATTTATAGTAGTAAAAAATCTCATTCTTCCTTCTGCAAATACATCATCTTCTACAACATTTTTAATTGTTTTATAGAATAACTGACCTGGTAATCTATATTTAACTTTATATGTTAACATTTTTCCCTCCGTTAACTATTTATATTTTAATTATAAAGTTAACGACACTACTTGGCAAGGTTGTTGCCAAAGCAGGAATGCTTAGTCCGGGTACAGTATGTGTGTGCGCGGCATTAACGTTATCTGTTAAGGCAGTACCAGTTGCAGAGTCTTTTGCTGATGTAGCAAAAGTTCCTGTTGTATTTGTTCTACCAGCTGTTGTAGATCCAGATGTTCCAGTTCCTGTGGTATTTGTAGCGTTAGTAATAACACTC